CCGACGAGAAATACAGCAAGCAGTCCGACACCGCGGAGAGCGACGCATCGAGCGCGAACGCGTCGGCGAAAAATGCCGCCTCGTCAATTATCACGAGGGCCGCACGGGCGCCGCGGCCTTGATCGCCCGAGCCGGTCCACCCTCGGATCAGCGAATTCGTATCGGGAAGCACGACCTTGAGATAGGGCGCAGTGTTGACGCTGCCGTCAAACCCGGCCCGCAGGCAGGGCGGCAGGTTCATCAGAAATTCGCGCGCCTTGGGGATTGTCGGGGATGGGTCTTTGGTCGAGTCTAGCTTGTCCTCCGTTGAGGCAACCACGCCAATTACGATGTTCTTAAACAGCACGCAAATGCAGGCCGAGAACGCCATGGCCAGCCACGATGCGCCGACCTCGCGCGCCTTGGGGCACACGCCCGGCGACTCGTCCTGAAAGTGTTTCCACATCCATGCAACCAAGTCCCATTGCCGGGGCGAGAGCCGGAACGGAATCAGCACCGCGCGCCCGCTGTTGGCCCGCTTAGTTGCGAGCGTCCATCCGAAATCGTCGATCATCTCGCCGATATGGCCGTTGCGGTAATAGCGCTTAATCGCGGCGACCCGCGTCGTGGGGTCGTGTTCGAGCCACGCGGCCCAGCCCTCGCGGTTATGCACGTCCTGGGCGTACTCGTCGTGCTCCCGGCTCAATTGGTCGCGGCGCTGCGTGTAGGCGGCAAGCTCGCGCTGCAGGCCGCCCGGCGCCGCTGAGATGAGCGCCACGCGTGCGTCGCCCTCGACGGCTTGGGCGGCGTCGTACAGTTGCCGCACGGGGCTCGGGGCTTTCATCTCGGCGTACAGATGCGTGGCCAGTTCGTCGGTGTTCATCGTATTGCCTTTTGCTGTTGCATGAGGTCGGCAATCTCAGCGGGCGTTAGGTCGCGCAGCGGCTCGACGTGGACGACGACGCCGCGTGATTCAGACTGCTTGGGCGCATAGCCGCCCGGCACCATCGCCGCGAGTTCTTTGGCCGCGGCCTGGGCGTCGTGCTGCTGTACTTCGATTGTGCCGGTCCTGGCATCAACTGATGCGCCGGCATAGGCGGCACGCTGCGGACCTTCAAGCTGAGTCGTATCCTGCGGCCCGTAAACGAATCGCTCGCCGACGCCACGGCACCGACGACACCGCGGGTTCGGCGCCGCGAACGCATCGAACGTAAAGCCCCCCAGCATGCTCGGCTTCCGCTTGGTGCCCGGTGATGCAGCCCATTCCTCGCACGCGTCGCAGAACTCGTCTACGTCGGCCCACGCGTAGTGTTTGCCGTCGGTCGCGCACCATCGGCAGTTGTATGCCTTGGTGTGAACGAGGGGCTCGGCGAACGCGATGTCAGCTTGGCGGGCGCGAAGCTCTGCGGCTGTTATGACCATGCGCTCAGCGATGGCGGCTTTAAGTTCGCGGATCCGAGCACGTACGGCCGGCAACGCAGCAAGGCGGCTGGCAGACTCATTGACCGACTTGGCCTTCGTGTCCTCACCCACGTTATGCGAGGCACGATAGGCTGCGTTCAGCGCGCTACCTCGGGCGACTAGCTGCGCGAACGTTTCGGCCTTGGGCGGCAGGTCGTTTATGAGGATAAGGGTACGTTGACGGGTATCCACCCTTGGGGAATTAATCAGGTCGTGTGAGGTATCGGCTAATTGTAAGTCTTTAGTGTTCATACAATATGTAACGTGTGGTTTCCTATATAGACGCCACAGTATGTTGCAAGTGTTACGTTGACGCCAGATTGGGCGGGAATTGAGCGCTCCCGCGGGCGGGCCGAGTCCGTTTCCACGGGGGTATGGGCTTTTGGCATAGGTTGGCACTAGTGACCGGACATCCCGATCTCGCTAAACGTGATGTCGCGTCGCTATGCATGCGCAACGTCCCTAGCCGCCTTACAGTGCTTCGTCACTAGTGCCAACCTATGCCAAGGGCAGCGTTGAGGGTGATCCCCTCGTAGGCGTAAAAATGCCTACCGTCTGCCCCGCGGGGTTGGGCGACACGCAGCCCGGCGACAGCAGCGTGGAGAGCCTTCCCGAAATTCGCGTTCGAGCCGGCGTGCTCGCCATTGCTCGCGCACCATGTCTGCCAGGCGCGGAACAACTCATCCTTAGCCACCCGACCCCCGCCGATTTTGCAAGTCTCGCGCACGAACACTTTGACGGGCTGCCCCATGTCCTCGAGTTGCCGGATTTTTTCACGTGCACTCTCGGGCTGGATGAAATGTCCCCGGGCGAATAGTCGCCGCCGGCCCCGGGCATGCCACGCGAGAATCTGTGGAAGCTCGGCCTTGAGGCGATCTAGCAGCCCCGTGTCCTCTTTGCCTAAGAACGAATGCTTCATCACGAGCATGAGCACACGGCCGGCCGCCGCCCCGCTCTCGTCCGAGAAATGCGGTAGCTCATTCGATGCCATCACGAGGCGCACGAATAGCCCGCCATCCCAATTTTTCATGTTCTTGCGGGGTACCGACAGCGCATCCTCACCCGTCAGCGAAAGGAGCCGCTCCACGAGCGTCGATTGGTCCACGCGAGGGCTGAGCCTCACGTCGCCAATGAACGCCGCGAGCTTGCCTATCAGGGGCTGCAATCCAAAGTCTTTCGTGAGGCTCGCGAGCGTCGGGCCCACGACATTGTCGATACCGCCGAGCATGAGCGTCCACAGTTTCAAAATTGTGCCCTTGCCCGAGCGGGTCGGGCCGATCAGGAAAAAGAGCTTTTGAAAGTGTGTGTACGGCGTTAGGAGCAGGCCGCCGATTTCCTGCAGCGCGTCGATGCTCTGCGGATCGTCGGCCCATTGCGTGGAAAGGAACCGCAGCCATTCGGCCGGGTCGGGCGCGTTTGGGTTGTAATCGAACGGTAGCGCATTGAGTGCGAACAGATTCGGCGAGAGCGGTATGCGCTCGTCCGTGTCGAGATTAAAGGCCCCGTTGTCGGCGACTATCACGGCGGACATGTCGCGCTCGGGCGCATTGATGAGTGACGGAACCTTGGTTTTCTCGTTTAGGTACACATGGGACGCGAGCGCATCGACCACGGCCGATACGCCCTCGGGTTTTGGATTCTCGCCGGCGCCTTCGAGGTACGGGTACAGCCGCGCGCGTAGGCTCGCCCGGGAAATCGGCATGTAGATGCCGTCCTGATAGTGATAGAAATCCTCGTTCCAACATTTCAACTCGGGCAGCCCGTCGGACGGGGTGAACTGAACCGCCAAGAATTGCTTGGCCGTCCACCACGGCGCGCTCGCATCGGCGTCGGCATTCGCGGCTTGCACCTTTGCGGATCCGGCCGGTACCTTATTGCTGTAGACCTTCGTGCAGCCGGCACACGCCTTGGCGATCGTGCTTACGACGTAGTCCTCGCGCTCCAACTTCGCGCGCTGGCCGAGCGGGGATTCTTTCCAGAATTTGGCCATCCGGGTACCGTGGCAACCCGTGTAGAAGGCGAGCAAATTGCAAAGCGATTGGTCCGCCGAGCTACCGTCAAATTCCTTGCCGGGCGAGTCAGATGGCCACGCGGCGGCCAGCTTGTCGACGTTCCGCTCGTATAGGTCCTTAAACCGGACCTTCGCGCCGAACATCGTTTTCGGGCGTCGGTCCCCCATCATTATTTTCAGCAACGCCTCGTCATCCGTAGGGCCGCTCCAATGGGCGTGCGGCTCATCGGTCAATTCGATGTCGACATCACCCGCGGCCGGCGGCGCGTATTTCTGGATGAATCCGAGCATGGCGGCCGTGTGATCCGTCGATGCGTCGCCGAGCGCGCTATTGCCGGTCATCGTGGCGAAACGTTTGCCGGTGTAGAACTCCAAGCCCGGGCGGGGTTTCTTGGCGTGCGGCGGTGCCTCGCCTCGATACGTGAATATGATGTGGAGCCCTTCCCCGCTCGGCGATATTTCCACGTAAGCGCCCGGGAACAGCGCAAGGATTTCGTACGCAAACGGCGACCAATTTCTGTTGCCGCTAGCATCTGTGACTAGCGCATGATCCAGGTCGATGAAGCCGTATTGGTCCGCCTCTGTGATCGCAAAGCCGACGCCATAGGCCGATCCCAGTTCGCGAGCCCGCGCCACGGCGACCTCATGG